GGTATAAATTTGGACACGGCTCTACCTAAAAGATCGTCATAATAAACTTTCTTAAATGTAGAACCGCTGAGGGGTAAATAGAACAGCATTTGGTCAAACTCAGGTTCATATTCCTTCATCTGATCCATGATCTGATAATTCATAAAATCTTTAACACGTTTTGATTGTTCTTCTCTGGCCACATTAGCATCACCCATAATTTGAGTTCTAACCGGGCCTTCCGCAGGTAATAATTCTTTATAGGCTTGTGCTTGAAATTGTGTAACTGCTTCTGCCAATACAGGATGGGTAACTGAACTCGCACCTCTAAAAGGTTCTGTTCTTGTAATATATTTAAATCCTAAAAGGTTTAATCCTTCTCTATAACTTTCAACCCACTCTTGTCTTGATTGTTTGTAATCTTTATATTTACCTAGAAGTTCAGAAGCCAAAGGATCTAAAACTTTATCTTCTAAAAATTCAGATAAGTTTTCAAAATGATCTTGTCCTCCTTCAGGGTTTACTGTTGATGGATCAAAATTGATAACCGCACTACCATCTTCTTCAATTTCAATTTCAGTTTGTCCGTCTTCACTTTTTTCAGTAACTGCTTCTTGAGCCTCTACAAGTTCTTCTTCACCTGGGATTTCAATTTCAGTTTTTGTATTAGGTAATGATTTATCTATTTCTGCCATGATATATTTTATACACTCTCTATTACGGATTCGACACCTTCTTCAACAATAGTATTATCAGGTGTTTTTTCAACTGTCAAACTCTCAATAACATCATTCATTAGTTGTGGGTTATTTGATGTTTCTAATTCCGTATCAGCAGCAAACTGTAAAATATCAGCTTGGGTTGCTATTGGATCATCAGGAGTTGGACCAACTCTTGGGTCAGACACAACTACAAATCTTTTAATTACATTATCAAATTGTATATTTATCATTTTTTATTCTGTTTGACCTGGATCACCTTTATCATCATAGTTTCCTTGAGCATCCATGTTTGACGTATCATAGTTACCATCTTGAACACCACCAGAACCATAATCTGTATATGTATTTTTTATTCTATTCATTTCCGTTTCTAATGCTAATTTGTCTGCTGCTGCCTTAATTTCAGCTTTTTGTATTCTGTCTTGTGCTAATTTATCATTAAAAACTTTTCTGTCATAAAGAAATTTTTGTGTTACTGGATCATAAACTTTACCTTTGTCTTTCTCATATTGCTTATCTACATACGCCCCATAATTTCCAAAACCGCTTCTTATATTTATCCCAAAAGGATCTTTACTGGGTCTATTTCCTCCAGCTTGGTCTAATATAAATTGTTGATCTAATCCGCTAAGATTTTTAAAGTTATCCATTCCACCCACCAAAGATTTAATACCTGTAAAAGCCATACCTGGAACATCCAACAACTTAGATGCACCAAAGCCTACTGAATTTTTAAAATTACCTGCTGTGTTTTTAAAATCTTTACCAAAATTTTTAACTGTATTAATTCCATTTTTTAGTCGTTCCGCAATAGAAAGTTTTTCTTCTGCAGCAGGCTTCGTAATATTAAATTCATCCTGACCAACTCGTTGTTTAAAATCTGTATATCTATTTGGTGGCATATAATCTGCCTCATAAGGAGAATTAGCTACGCTTGATGTAAATGTATTATTTGGATTTATTTCTGCTGCTCCTGCTGGGGTAAAGAAAAGATTTGATATGTTTTCCATAATTCCATTATTTAAACTTGCTTGTGAGTTTGAATAATTTCCTGGTTTTGTTATACTACCATCTTTTAATCCTTGAAGTTCAAATTCTGTAAGAGTTGGATTAACAAATTCTATTGATTTAAGAGTGTCAAGATCTTGTGCCTTAAAGCCCCTCCCTCCAGAAGCATCAATATCTTGTTGTAAAACTTCAGCTCTATCATTACTTATATTTCTGGTTCTTTCATCTATAGAATTAAGTTCAGGCATTACATCTAACATAACATCAGGTGCGTAAGGATTTTTTCCTTCGCCATATTGTAGACCAAATTCATCTTCTTGAAATCCTGCGTATCCTCCTGGTCCATCTACCATTCCACGTTTTGGTTGCATTAAAGTTCCGACCCCGCCACCATTTGCGTAGTTCATACTTTCTGAATCCATTGGCATAAATTGATCTCTAACTTGATGATAAGTTTTTTCTCCCGCCATTCCACCGTCAGCCATAAATCTATTATAAGTTTCTACACCCATATCTTCTATTGCTTCATCTTCTGACATATATCTTTTACCATTGATTAACACTCCTTCATTACCAAAAGATCCCGGGCCTTCTCTAAAACCTGTTGATTGCATTGGAGGCATAATCATTGCTGGTCCCATGGGACTATTATAATTAAAATTAGGATTAGTTTGTAAACCTAAAAGTTTTTCCATTTTTTCTTGACTAGATGCTACAGTTTGAGGAGTTATTTGAGGGTTTGTATTCATACCATAATCCATTAATAATCTTAATTTTTGATTGTCAGTACCTGCTGAAGAAGTTTGTATAGCTTTTGCCATATCTTCAACAGTTGCTCTTGAATCATAAGGAGTTCCACCTGTTGCAAGACTTACTATACCACCGGCATTGTAATCTACGCCACCCATTCTTGTAATATAGTCTGTTAGACTTTCTCCTTCTAAAACTAGAATTCCGTTTTCGTAATCATCTATAAGTGATCCGTAGTTATTTTCTGATGCCATTAATAATAAGTCCTATTATTTGGTAGTGATATTTCATCTTGTTTATCTTCAGGGTGACCTATAAAACCACCTTGTCGAAACCTCATTACCGCTTGTGTTGTGCTATCAACTAAATCATCATGATCGCCATAAGGAAATGATGCACATTCTTCTATTACTTCTTCTGCGAATTTTTCATCCGGCGCCCAAATTTGACCACTCTCAAAAAGAGGAGACACAGCGTTAACCCTAGCGTGTTTATCATTACCTTTACTAGGAGTGAAATTTATAACAGGTATACCCATCTTTCGCAACTCATAAGTGAGGGGAAGTCCAGATGCCTTGGCCTCCACGATCACCGTTTCTGGTTTCCAATAGTCATACTGTTCTTTAGCCTTCTTCCTTAGTTCTGGAAATTCTAGTCTTTCTTTTACTGCATCAAGTAAAATTAAATTTGGAGCGCTGTCAGGGGATTCATTAAAAACACCCCAAGTTGTAATAGCAGAGTAATCGGCAGATTCTTTTTTTAAAAATGCTGTATCATAAGATTGTATGACATGTTGTAATTTTGGAATATAATCCCGGTCCCATTTTCGCCACCATTCCCTTTTGATTAATGAGCCTTCTTCCGAAGTTGGATTTTGCATCCACTGCGCGTTCCACTTACCAACTGATAGAGATGCCTTAACAGATTCTAATTCTTTTAACTTCCAATACTCTGGCCAAACAGGTTTACCCGAAGGCATGATAGCTGGAAACTCAATGATCTCCCATTGATCTGCTTTTAAACCTTTTTGAGATTTTAATAACATACCTGTTAAATCTTTCATGTTCCATCTAGTCATTACAACTACAATAGCTCCACCAGGTTGTAATCTTTGACGTGGACCAGATGTATACCATTCATAAGCTCTTTCCATAGCTTGCATATTTAAAGCGTCTTGCTCAGAGTGAGGGTCATCAATAATAAGTAAATCCGCTCCACGGCCCGTTATGGCCGATCCAACACCCGCTGCATAATATTCACCACCTTGTTCAGTCTCCCATTTGCCCGCGGCTTGCGAATCTTCTTTTAGTCTTGTTTTAAAAACGGATTGATATTCTTGACTATCAATTAAGTTCTTGGCCTTACGACCAAACCTGATTGCAAGTTCTGTGGTGTGGGTTGTTTGAATAATTTTTAAGTCTGGCTTACGACCTACCATCCAAGCAGGAAGTAAAAAAGAAGCAAATTCAGATTTAGTATGCCTAGGAGGCATATTGATAATTAATCGTTTTACCTCACCTTTTGCCAGGCGATTAAATTTTTCTGCAATTTTTTTGTGATGACTACCTTCTATAAATTCAGGCCATACATGTTTAACAAAAGAAAGAAAATCGTTACTTACTTT